TCTGCCCAACAGATCAATACGTTTATTGATCAGGCGGAGCAGCGGATATATAACAGTGTTCAGTTCCCTTCCATACGGAAGAACGTCACTGGGATATTAACCGCTAATAATCAATATCTGTCAGCGCCCGGAGATTTTCTGGCAGTTTACTCAATGGCTGTTATAGACACAGTCACTGATGCGTATGATTTCTTGCTTAACAAGGATGTTAACTTCATACGGGCTGCTTACCCTATCAAGACAGATACGGGAAAGCCGCAATACTATGCCCTGTTTGGACCAACAACCACTAACGATGCATCGCCTATCATAACGAATGAACTGTCATTCATTCTTGGACCAACCCCTGATTTGGCATATGACGTAGAGCTTCATTACTATTACTACCCTGAGTCAATCGTTACAGCAGGTACAACATGGCTTGGGGATAACTTTTACAGTGTCTTGCTTTATGGCGCGATGCTAGAAGCAGCAGCGTTCATGAAGTCAGACAAAGACGTTATGGAAAATTACGTTTCTCGATATAATGAAGCATTGGCACTAGCTAAACGTCTGGGTGATGGAATGGAAAGACAGGATGCTTACAGGTCTGGGCAAGTACGGATACCGGTTAAATAATGCCATTTACCGGAAACTTTACCTGTGACGTATTTAAATCAGGAGTTCTTGACGGGAACTTTGATTTTGGCGTTGGCACAACAAACGTATTTAAGATAGCGCTGTATACCAACGCGGCAACTCTTGATCAGGATACCGCTGCCTATACAACCGTTGGCGAGGTTGTGGCGACTGGGTATACTGCCGGTGGTAATGTTCTGTCTCCAACCTTGAGCATATTGGACGGGACCGCATTTATTACTTTCACTAATACCTCGTGGACAAGTGCATTGACCGCTCGTGGAGCGCTTATTTATAAGGTTGGTGGTGCATCGGTTTGTGTTTTAGACTTTGGTTCGGACAAGATCTCGACTACAGTATTTCAAGTAGAGTTTCCAGCCGCCTCCAATACTTCAGCAATTATTAGGCTTTCCTAAAGGAGTTTCAAATGATTTCAAACAAAGCTAAATCTGTAGATAAGATAGGCGCAAGCGTTCTGCTAGGTGGAGCAACAGTTTCTGCTGCTGGTGGAGCTGGTGTATTCACAATCCAATGTTTTGGTCAAGATGGCAACCTGAAGTGGGAAGAAAAGAACCCAAATTTGGTTGTTAACGTAGGACTTCAAGACATGAACTCCAAATACTTTGCTGGGTCTTCCTATACCGCAGCTTGGTATCTAGGTCTGATTACTGGTCCCGGTTCAGGCACAACCATTGCCGCAGCAGATACCTTAGCTTCGCATACAGGTTGGACTGAATACACAGACTACACAGGTAACCGTAAAGCTGTGACTTTTGGTTCTGCAACTCTTGCTGACCCTTCAGTTATTGATAACGCAGGCGCACCTAATGCATTTGCTATTACAGCTCCCGGCGGCACTGTTGCTGGCGCTTTCTTGGCTTCAGTAGCTACAGGTACATCAGGTATTTTGTTCTCAGCTTCTGACTTCCAGTCCCCCGGTGATCGCGCTGTAGTTGCTGGCGATACTTTGAGTGTTACCTACACATTCAGCCTTGATGCTGCATAAGGAGATGTAAAAATGGCAACGAAATTTACTAAAGGTCAGAACGTAAAAGTTCAAACAACCGTCCCTCAAGGTCCAGTACAAGCGCTGCGTATGACTGAAGACGGGGATTTCTTCTACAACGTAGAGTGGACTGATGCTGATGGCGCTAAGCAAAACCGCTGGTTCCCAGAAGCTGCTTTGACCGAAGCGTAATGTGTTTGGAATCTCATCATTTGCGGCTGCACCATTTGCGTCACTAGCAGGAGCTTTTCTAAACTCTGAAGTTAGTGAGTCAGCCTCTGCGTTAGACTCTGTTAACGGATTTCGTCCAGTTGATGCGGCGTTAATTGAGCTTGCTTTTGCAGCGGATACGATAGCAGCAGGGGCTACTTTCAACTCAGCTCTATCTGATTCTGCTACAGCTTCTGACCAAGTGTCTGCAATTCAAGCGTTTGCTTCTGCCATACAAGAGTCTGCTACCGCAGAAGATCAGGTTTCCTCGTCAGTAGAATTAAACAGCGTTATCTTAGAGTCAGTAACTGGCGCTGATGTAGTGGCGGCTCTAGCTGAGATGAACTCTGCTGTTATAGAGGCTGTCTCTGCTTCTGATGTTATAGCTACTCAAGCCACATTTGGAGTTTCTGTAATAGAGCAGGTAACAGCATCTGACCAAGTATCGTCAGTAGAGACGTTTGCAGTCAACGTACAAGAGAGTGCTACAGGGGCTGACCAAGTAAACGCGGCTCTCATCTTGCCCCGAAGTATTGCAGAATCTGCTACTGCATCTGAGGTTGTAGGGGCGTTAGTCTACCTAAATAGTTTTGTTAGTGAAGGGGCTTCTGCTTCTGATGCTGTTGAGAGCATGGCAGAGTTCCATTCAAGCATACAGGAGTTGATTAGCGCTTCTTCAGCTACGTCTACTGCTGCTAATTTTATAACCTCAATTAATGAGCTTGCTCAGGCTTCAGATTCCCTTGCAGGAAGCCCTCTCTGGGAGGTAATTAATACCTCAGAATCTACCACTTGGAGTACAATAAATACTTCAGATACAGGTGGTTGGCAAGTGATTAAAACTCAACCATAATAGGGACATATGGCACTCATCTTAGCTGACAGAGTAAAAGAGACTTCCACCACCGCAGGTAATGGCACATTCACACTTGCTGGGGCTGCTGCTGGCTTTCAGTCCTTTGCTGTAATTGGCGATGGAAATACCACCTACTACTGTATCGCAGGACAAGGTACTAATGAGTGGGAAGTAGGCATTGGAACCTATACGTCTTCCGGTACTACACTAGCCCGTACTACAGTTCTATCTAACAGTTCAGCAACAGAGCCAACAGCGCTAATATTTGCCGCTGGGACCAAAGATGTATTCGTTACTTACCCTTCAGAGAAGTCAGTCAATCTGGACGCATCAGGCAATGCAACTGCATTGGGTACTCCAGTAGCCTTTACAGGTACAAACATAACTGGCACTGCAGCAGGTCTTACAGCAGGAGCCGCAACAGTACTAGCAACAGCAAGGAATATAGCAGGGGTATCATTTGATGGCTCTGCTGCCATAGCTATTCCATTAGAGAATCTATCTGATGTGTCAATTGGCACTCCGCTGGTTAATGAGTTGCTTGGGTATAACGGCACAGCTTGGGTTAATGTCCCGCCAAATTCAGCATCAGCGGGAACAGGGGTTGTGTTTTATAATGCCACTCCAGTCATAACTGCGGCAGGAGCTAACAACGATGTAGCCATTCTTACCTTTGCATCCATCCCAGTAACAACGGCAGAGCAGGTCATTACAGGCACGGCAGTTAATAACACGGTGCTTTTCTCTGCTTTTGTCACTGTTGCGCTGAATAGACTTCTATTTGATGCCGGGATATATGACTTCACAATATGGGCTGGTGTAGACAGCACTGCTGGCAATTCTGTTACAACCATTACTAGACAGATATATACAGCCACTCCTTTTGTAGTTGGCACTGTAACTACCACAGGAACAGGATCAAGCCGCACAGCTACAGCATCATCAGGAACGCCCTTTGCTACTTCGGTGATAGATGCTTCTGCTACAAATACAACTGCATCATACTTACAAACCCCCCAAGGTCTATATCAGATAACAGCTAGAACCTCTGACACGGTAGTAACTATTACCACACCTAGTGGGTATACCAATGAATCAGCAGTTGCTGGTACTGTATGGAAAAAACTATTTGGAATTACTACCCCAGAAATAACATCTATATCCCCTAACTACACTGACTTTGGGGTAATTACAACTCAGCCATCAACTGTAGTTACTACTGCAACAAAGATGGGTATTCTTGGGTTTGTTACTTCAGATGCCACTAGGACTATATCGCTTACCTACAATGGCGAAGATAGAAATACCCACGTTAATACACCTCTGGCTAACCTACACAATGACTTGGCTGGATTGCAGGGCGGAGCCGCTACAGAGTATTTTCACTCTACCTCTGCTGAATACACAGGAACAGGTACTGGGGTCTTTGTAAGAGCAACGTCTCCTGCTCTAGTAACCCCAGATCTAGGCACTCCAAGTGCGTTAGTAGGCACTAGCATAACTGGAACGGCGGCAGGACTAACTGCCGGAACCGTGACAACCAACGCTAACCTAACGGGTGAAGCTACCTCTGTAGGCAACGCTGCCACCCTAACCAACTCAGCGGTTATAGGCAAGGTCTTAACTGGATACACATCAGGGGCGGGTACAGTAGCGGCTACAGATACTATTCTTCAGGCAATACAGAAGCTAAATGGGAATACTGCAGCAGTTCCCGGTACAGTAACTTCAGTATCAGTAGTAACAAACAACGGCTTTGCTGGCACTGTAGCTACGGCTACATCTACTCCGGCTATAACCTTAACAACAACAGTAACAGGCATGCTGAAGGGTAGTTCTGTATCTGGGGTTGTAAGTGCTGGAACAAGTGGCACTGATTACTCTGATGGTACTTCAGCATTAGCTACTGGCATACTAAAGAGTACAACCACAACTGGTGCGCTGACTATAGCAGTGGCGGCAACAGACTATGTAGCTCCTAGTGCATATGCTTCAGCTAACGGTCTTACAATGGCTACAGCTAGGCTACTGGGCAGGACTACGGCATCAACAGGGGCGGCAGAGGAAATCACGGTAGGAACTGGGTTGTCTTTAGTTACAGGTACTTTGTCATCAACAGCAACCTCAGCATCTCTGTCTAATGATACGGCTACAGCTTCTTATATATACCCAGTCTTTGCCACTGGAACAACCGGTGTAATAGCAAACTTATACACATCCGATGCCAAGCTACTATACAAACCATCAACAGGTGAACTGGCAGTAACTGCACCAATAGCCGCTAATGGGTTAGTGCTTAACGCAAATACTGTAGCAACAAGTTATACCATTGAGGCTGGGTACAATGCTTGCTCAGTGGGTCCAATTACTGTGAATGGCGGTGTTGTAGTCACAATAACTTCAGGGCAGCGTTGGGTTGTCTTATAAATAAAGGATAAATCATGGCAAGTAGTTACACACCAAATCTAAAAATTGAACTGGTTGCTACTGGTGAACAGGTTAACGAATGGGGAGTTACTACAAATAGTAACTTTGAGAATGGACTAGAGCAGGCTATTGTTGGTCGCGGTGTAGTTGAGTACACCAGCGATGCGAATAAGACCATTACTCTCACTGAATCAAACTCCAGTCAGGACGCAAGAAACTTATTCTTGTACGTTGACACTGACATGTCTACAACCCTTACTGCGACTAGAGACTTAATAGTCCCAACAATAGAGAAGACTTACGTTGTCCACAATGATACAGCCGGAAGTCAGAGCATTAGGGTAAAGACATCAGGCGGCACAGGGATAACCATTCCTAATGGCAAAAAAGCTCTGCTGTATGTAGATGGGACTAATGTAATAGAGCAGCTTAATTACCTTACGTCCGCAGAGATTGGGACAATAACCTTTACTAACCCAGTGCCAATTGCATCTGGCGGAACCAACGCAACGAGTGCAAGCGCAGCTAGAACGAGTCTCGGTCTAGCCATAGGAACAGACGTTCAAGCATACAATGCTGGTCTTCAAGACATATCTGGATTAGCTAAAACAGATGGCAATTTCATAGTTGGGGACGGGACCAACTGGGTAGCTGAATCAGGAGCTACAGTCAGGACATCATTAGGTCTTGGCAGCATGGCTGTTCAGAATTCTAATGCGGTGTCTATTTCTGCTGGAACCGCAACCTTAACATCAATGACCACTAACTCTGCCACAATAACTGGCGGGACAATTACAGGCATTACTGATCTGGCTGTAGCTGATGGGGGTACGGGATCATCCTCTCTGACTTTAAACAGCGTGTTGATAGGTAACGGAACTTCCCCATTGCTGGCTGTAGCCCCTAGCACATCTGGCAATGTACTGACCTCTAACGGTACTACTTGGACCTCAGCGGCTAATTCAGCTATTTTTGCATCAGGTACAGTTATCCCCTTTTTCAATACTAATGCCCCAACAGGCTGGACTAAGCTAACCACTCAAAATGATAAGGCGCTAAGGGTTGTTTCTGGTAGCGGGGGAGTTGCTGGAGGTACGGTAGCTTTTACAACGGCATTTGCTAGTCAGGCAGTTGCCGGGAGCGTTCAGTCACATACACTATCAGAAGCGGAAATGCCATCTCATAATCACGGGGTGTTCGGTCCTGTTGGCGGTCCCGGTGGGTCTGCTGCGGGAACGAGTGACTCTATAGTTACAGGTAATCGCGGGGGAAGTGGGGGGCATACCCATCCATTCTCAGGTACAGCTATAAACTTGGCGGTTCAGTATGTTGATGTGATCCTCTGTAGCAAGAATTAATTGTGTTAAACAACAAACATAAGGACACTAAGCTAGAGCAAGCAATAATAATGTTCCCCAGCGCAGCAACCCCTTCTGTTTGTGACGAGATAGTTAACTTGTATAGAGAGTCTGATTTGTGGAAAGAGTGCTACTTTCACTCCAAAGCACAAGGGGTTAGAACCTGCAACGAAATTAGGATGCCTGCAAGTGAGCTAGACTCAAAGATATTTAATGTGGTTGGAGCCTGCCTTCTAAAGTATAACAAAGTTTTTGAGACAACAGCCTCTACTGACGAGGGATATACTCTGCTTCGTTATAACGAAGGGCAGAGCATTGGTAATCACATGGATGACACTACTGGGTTAGGAAGGGTTTTGTCATGTTCAATTTTGTTAAATGACGAGTTTACTGGTGGGGAGTTCTCGTTTTGGGGAGGGGAATCTATAATAGCCCCAGAGAAAGGAAGTGTTTTAATGTTCCCTGCTAATTTTATGTACCCACATGAAATATTAAAAGTAAAAAGTGGAGCGCGTTTTTCAATAATAACTTGGCTGGGGTAAATATGAAACTTTCGATTGTTGTAGAGGATAGAGTAGTTGTAATTGATGGTCTTGGTTTTGGAAAACTTACTTTAATTGGGGTTCCTGAGTATGCCCACGCGCTACAATGGAATGACGGCAAGGGCTGGGTAGAGTACAACGATGGCAGGTTAAATGAGGGTATAACCGCCCTCCCACAGTGGGCTACCGATGCTTGTGCGGCGCATGAGGCTGCTGTTAAATTAGCTACGGAGATTCCTGTAGGGATTCTTGTGGGCGTATAGGCATGGAAATTAAAGCCGGTAACTTTTGTCCATTAATAAAAGAAGACTGTGTTGGCTTGAAGTGTTCATGGTTTACTCAAGTCAGGGGTACTAACCCAAACACAGGTAAAGATGTAGATGAATGGGCATGCGCCATCACTTGGCTTCCAATGCTGTTAATTGAGAATAGCCAACAACAAAGGCAGACTGGTGCTGCAGTAGAGTCATTCAGGAATGAGATGGTTAAGGCTAATGAGTCTAGTCAACAGCTTCTACTAAACACAACTAAGGTAGCTGCAATAGGGCGTGACTAACTAAGGGTACAAGGAGATATAAATGGCTTCAACTATTGCGGCAGTGACAACGGGGGGTGGGGGTGTAATCACCACAGCAGACGCTTCAGGAAATCTCTCATTACTCTCAGGTGCAACTACTATAGTTGCTGTGACAAGCGCGGGTGTGGCTGTAACTGGTACTCTAAGCTCTAGTGGAGCTAGTACGTTTACTGGCACAGGAAAGTTTGCCACTACAATTGGTGTAGGTAATGCAACTCCAAGTGCATCAGGCTCAGGCATAACATTCCCAGCAACACAAAGTGCTAGTTCAGATGCCAATACTCTGGATGATTATGAGGAAGGTACTTGGACGCCTACTATTATTGGAATTGGTGGTGTGAGTGGGCAAGCTTATTCTTCTCAAACAGGAGTTTACAGAAAAATAGGCGGTTTTGTTTATGCCAACTTTGATGTTACTTTATCTGCCAAAGGAACAATTACTTCTATTGCATCTATTGGAGGCTTTCCTTTTTTAGTTTCTGGTCAGGATGCAAATGCAATAGCGTCAATAGCTTATTGGGAGAGTATGGCAACGACTTGGGTTTATATTGCAGGGCATTTTCCAAACAGTACAACATCCGCAGTCTTATATGGCGCTACTACTGCCTCAGCAACATTATCTAGTCTTGCGACAGCAGATATAGCCAACAACACACGATTTATGGGTATGGCTGTTTATCCATCCGCTTAATTAATTAAGGAAAACATCATGGCAATCACAAAAGAAAAAGTAATCGACCAAATCACCGTGACTGAGAACGGCATCGTGCTATATCGTGAAGCTACACGCATCATGGAAGATGGCAAACAATTAAGCCAAACTTATCACCGTTCAAGTCTTACTCCGGGTCAAGACCTAACAGACCAGCCAACCAATGTTGCTGCTATCTGTAATGCTGCTTGGACACCAGAAGTTATTGCTGCGTACAAAGCGCAAGTAGAACAAAGCAAACTAGGAGCATAAATAATGCCAAGTTTTGAGTCAAAACATCGTGTTCTAACTGATGAAGAAATCATTGAAGAATACAAGTCTGGAGATAACAACGGAATGTTAGAGTTTGCTCGTTCCATTGAGCTTATGACAATTAATAAATTAAACGAACAAGTAGAACAAAGCAAACTAGGAGAATAATATGTCGAGTATTTCTGTCGCAGGAGATGTTTCTGGCGCCATTTCAATAGCTGCACCATCGGCAGCAGGGTCAGGAGTTTTAACACTTCCAACTGGAACCGACACA